TGCAGAAGAACGACAATTAAGCGTTCATAAAGAAGTTGGCGACAATTGGAAGTAAAAAACTCCGCTGGGCATTCACCCAGCATGAAAAATTTCCTAAAATCGGAATCCATTTCTGAATGAACACGGTAAGATGTAACTCAACACCCCCATACGCCGCCCGTATGGGTAAGGGATTAAATCCCCTTAGGATATATGCACCGCTCAGGCGTCAAGCCATATTGCAAGTGCATACTCCCTTTACTCCTTAATGGAGAGAACCCCCGCATTATATTGACGGGAGAAACCACGAAATTGTACAAACTGAGTATCAGCAGCTGCTGCTGCATAAAGTGTGAAAAATTCACCATCAGCACGTGGAACAATCGTCAAGGCTACCGAAGGCCAAGTTGTTGCGTCTCGGGTTTTTAAATAAGTGTACTGTGAGAAATAAGGTACCTCAATCTCCTTGATGGGATTTACATAAAATGAATGGAACGCTTGTCCATCCACCAAGAAATCACCTCGTTGATTGAGATAATCTCGTTTAGCACTGACATCAGAAGGTGTTTGCCACGCTACTGATACAGTATTGTCAGCGCTAAATCCGAAAGTGCCAACTGGACCAAACTGAGCATCAAGTGTATTCAACACTACAGTCCATCGCATACCACCACGGACACCAACATGGGCATCCATTAAGCGAGCAAACAATGTTTGTCCAGACACAACCCCTTTAACTACATTGCTCTCAGGAAGAGTGCCAACTGAATTAATGGTGTCGAGCATACCTGCAGGCACTATATTTTTTGTGTATTTGGTAACAACCAATGGGTCCTCAGGAGCTGGCCCTGGTACAGTTTTGGAGTACATACCATTCATCAATGGGTAAATTGGGAAACGGAAAGTTGAATAACCGTTAGCACCTTCCATTGCTGGGGTAGTATAAACCTTTTCTGGCCGGGATAACAACTTCTTCAAATCATATTCTTCACCGATATAGGTAGAATTTGATTGAAAATCATACGAAGTGTAACGAGGACCTTTTATAAAATGCCCAAACTCAAAATCATCACCTGGCTCAACAAATACAGCAATGCTAACTGAAGAAGAGGTGTTTGGAGAAGTGAGCGGAGCTACCACGGATAATTGCACCACTCCATTATCCCGTTTAGCATCAAATTTGGTAATATCAAAGAAACTAGTATTAAACGATCTACCAAAGGTCGATTGAAAATAACCGAGGAAATTCTCGTGAGGGATCTCAAAAGTGACCTCTTGAGTTTCTCCAATATTAAATACATCAGTTTTCACAACTGAAAGTGGAGCATCTACCACCGTAGACCCGTATGGATCCCATGAAATACGCAAAGCACCACTTTGCTGGGCTGTTCTGATGACCATAAATGTGAGTTTAATCGAACCCTTCCAATATTGGAAGTAGCGTGAGAAAAAGCTCATTGGTGTGTCATCAATCCAGGTTCTTGTAGTTCCAGATTGACCACTAGCTAAACCTGGTGAAATTAAGAAATTCTTCAGCGCAGCCCCGGCAATGACAGTTTGATCCCATTCGATCTGGGAAATGTGTACTTTTCTTTTAATGATCTCCTGAAAGCCACAATATGGCAAACCGGTAACTACAGAAGTGACTTTATCACCGAAAAAGACTTGTTCAGCATCACGCTCAACTTGCATAGTATTCTCCTTGGACATTACAGTAACTTTTGACTGCAATTCCCAACCTGTGGTACCGCGAAGCTCAACATCATCCATCCAAGCAAAGATTTGGATGTTGGAGGTGGCGGAAGCGGCCATTACATTGTACACCGGTTTAAGTGGTGAGATTACGACTGCCAATGCTCCAGCTGATTGTTCCAAAGCTAAGTAATTGGTGTTAAACAGTATAGGAGAGCTCATCTCTACGTCTCGGTTTTTCCCAATGTCAATAATGGCATATTGCTTTTGAGTCAAATAAGTATCGGTGAGTTCAGGTAGTTCTGCAACTGATTCACCGGGACACATCGCTACGACATATGCCCCACCCATAAAAGGTGTGGCATCGACAACTAAACGAATATGCATCTTCCCACGCATCATTCGATAATTCACCAACTTACGCTTAATATAAGGTAAGTCAAAGTAATCTTTAAGTGCATCGAAAGATAAAGTTGAGGTTGTCGATGTAGAAATGGTGTAATTGCGCAATTTGACAGGGCGTTTTAAAAAATTGTTTAAAGTTTCATCAAAGTAATGCTGCTGGTTTTCAACACTGAAATTCACAGCAGTATCTGTGGTTACTTCAGTGGATTGCATAAATTGTACAGGTGCATCGGGTGCGCGCGTCTCCTTGCGCATATCATCAGAAGCCTGCATATTATCTGTATTATTATTATTATTTTGAGCGGTCTTATTTATGCTACGTGATCTCTTGACCAATCCTTCACGTAGGGTCGCGATTTTAGATACCAACCTGTCTTTGCCTAGATAAGCACTTTGGGGAACGCCCTGGTGGGTAAGATACCATGATCCATTCTCACTCTTCTCTTCGCTATTCGAAAGAGTGCAGTCACTATCATGATATGAGCCTGTGGTTTTATTACGGAAGCGGTCTCCTTCTCCCGGGATTATTGTACATTTGCTTTGGAATTCATAATCAGCTAGTTCTTGTTCAGAAGATAGCCACATTGATGACGCTCCAGAAGCATATTGGTGTGTTAGTTGTTCGTAGGACGGAAAGTCATTACGTCCAACAAAGATTTGAAGCTCGTGATGCTGAATGATCCGTTGCGTTAATGCGACGAACTTATCAAACTCCTTACGCCCATGCATATACATTTCACGATGCGCACTGCTCAAAACTTGGACAATTTGCTTCTCGGCTGTGATACTCTTCGATCGTGTACCCACAACCAGAGATTTGTAAATGCTTGTTTTCGCCAACGGCGCACAATATCGGATAAGATCCTCATGCACTACAAATGAGCGTTTAAGGAAATCAAGTTCGTAGTACTCACGAAATTGATATACTTCTCCAGTCTTATTCGCTGGTGTGAATTTAATATTGAACTCCTTCAATGCTGCTTGATAAGTGGCAAAATTAAATTCATTTTTAATTTCATCTTTAACTGACACAATTACATCATCACCATATGTGATAGGTCTCACCAAGTCCCGAAAACGTGTTACAGGAAGACCTGTTGCTTTCACAAATCCAATTCTCAGATAAGTACTACCACAAATAGAGTTGATGATGACTGTCAAAAAATGACCACTTGGATTGTTTCGTAAGAAACTGACCAAATCACCGTTAAAATTGACGAAGGCGTAGGCAATATCATATGCAATTCCGCGCATTACAGTCTTATCCGTTTCCGAATAATCCCGGCAGAATTTGCAAATGAAAGTAATAATTTCATCGAAGATTAGCATAATAATGAACGCAAGCATCTCCTTATCATACTTTGAATAATCCCCATCGAAATAATTAGTCGCAAAATCGAAAATGAAATGAGCAATATCATCCCAATCCTGCGAATGTGTGTTTGTGCCGATAGCACACTCAAAATCCAAACGATTGCGTTGCATCACTCGAATGAATGAGCCAAAATATTGCCGCCCAATGATTAAGTGAGCAACATTCTGACCCATAAAAACACGAGTATTATTTTCAGCGATCTTTTCAAATGAGCGAGGTTCATCCTTCAAAGCTCCCATAAAAACAAAATTGCAGCGTTGACCTGACTTGTAACGGTCATGACAATCATCGATAAGTTTTCTGAGTTCTTCCTTTGGAACCCATTTACGAAAACCTGCGCCATTGGATTCGAAGAAATATTTCTTCATTTTATTAAAAGGGAAGCCTGAGGAGGTTGTCATATCAATACGATCGACGCCTCTCACACCCTCTACTCCATTGATGGAAATATCCTCTGAGTATTTTTCAAGCAAGTGAAGCTCTTTGCATCGCAAACCAACACACTCAAAATAATCTTTGACACACGATGATGCTAAATCATATGGTAGTGTAATCTTTGGATTGCTCATCGGCAGAAAAGCCAAGCGCCAGGGAGCCCAACCTTTCATCACAGGCTTCCCATGCTCAAGTTTGAAACCCTCTTTGTCAATTAAGTAATCGGCAACGATGGTCTTCTCAACCATAGATTTCCCTGAACTACGATGTCCTTTTAGTGACCCATACACGCTAGCAGTACCTTCCTCAACATAGTTTGGAACACTGTAATCATGCAGGGTCTGTAACTCATAATTGCTACCACTATAATTTAAGATAGGGTATCCAACGTCAATTGGATTCTTATCTTGGATAAATGATCGCAAAGTCTCACAGGTTACACGAGAAGCTAATACATCAGAATCTTTTCCTAGGGTATGAATTCCTAGTATAACATTTCCAAGGTAAGTTTGGGCGACTAGACCAGATCCACATAAACCTTTGTAACTCTCAACTGAGAGATTGCTACGGTACATATGAAATTTTTCATAGTTATCGACCTGTGGATGCTGATAAGTAATACCATTGATATTTTTGACGTCCAACAACTTAACTTCAAGAGGTTCTCTGACAGCGTAAAATCCGTTGCAATTAGCTTGAAATTTTTCACCACCAAATAGCTCAATAATATTGCGTCTCGGTGGAAGATGAGGAATAAACAAAATTCCAACATCACCTTTAAGACGAGTAATCTGTAATTGAGTGAACACCACGTTCATCAAATTTTGATTCACACCATCCGTGAGAGTCTCACGATAGATGTTCACCTTAAAATCCCCCAATTTGGGGAGGGCATGCAGATTGACGAGATAATAGCGATCAGCAAATGCTAATGCCTTCGTCTCATTCTTGATACCATTAGCCATTACTTCCAAATGAACGGTGTTATCAATAACCATTGAGCCAAATTGCTCTCGGGTGTACTGACGCATGTCGTTCACAGATGCACCGACATCTAATTTACTGAGTTGATATTTCTCACGTTTCCATGGATCCATCGTCTCAGTTGCCGCTTTCACGCTACTCTGAAGCTCAAAAGCCTCATGGGTTCGAGTAGCTAGTTTGGCTAAGGCAACCCCTGCCAATACTGCACCACACACCGTTGCCAGCATGGTTTTAGACACAAAATTTTGCATCCGATCACCAAACTCGCACATAACGTTACGAGCACTCAAATATTGGGTGTAAAAATGATATCCATGACCTGCGATAGCAACAGATTGTTGTGCGCGTGTAAGAGTTCTCCGAACTCCAGCCGCAGTGTGCACAATTATTTCTGTTCCTTGTGTTGTGGCCAATGCCAATCTTTCACTTCCTGTGATGTACATATTACGAATGGTGTTCATCGCCGAAGCTAGAATACCACTCTGCTCATATGTTGGAACCAGGGAAGTAAAGCGATCTGCTATATCATTTTGCATAGTAGGATTTGATCGTTTAACTCCTAGTTGATAAGCCATGTAGGCCATCGCTAGAGTATATATAACCGACCAAAGTGTATCATTTGACTGCATTTCGTGTGCTGCATGAACAGCACAATAAGTGCACCCATCAAACACATCTTCATCTGACAAGCATCTTTTGCAAGTATTACAAGTACCCACCACATGGTCCATATTACCAAACCACAAACAATCTAAATAACCACACGTTGTGCAGTGCATCAACTCTAGTTTGTTTTGGAACACCGGAACTGGTGCTTTACTTACTGTTTCTGGTTCCGGAACCTCAATCAAAGGGTTTGAAACAACCAGTTGTGGAACTACGGCTGCAGCAAGCGCGACAACCTCCAGATCGAACCGATCAGATAACAGATCATCTTTATCTTGCGATGGGAAATAAGGGTACGGTTCATTTACTTTAGGAAATCTGGCATAAATGAGAGGATCGATCTTGCTATTAAGATCACATGTATCGCATGATACGTGATTCTTGATCAAAGTTGCCTTCCCACCACAAGGGTGGAGAAACACTACTCCAGTATCGCGCAATAATTTGCGAACTGTCATCCAAGTATAACTTGCATGTTTGTGAGTGCCACATACGCATTTTGCCACGGGGGTGTGACACTGTGTACATTTGCGACAACTATTAAAGTACATACAATCTGGCTTATTGCAATCCGCACAAAAAGCCCCATCTAGGACTTTGTGCTCTTCACGATCAGCACAAAAACCGCGGTCAGTATGACAGATACCACAAACCTTAGCCTTACGCAAACCATCAACATTCTTGGTCATAGTGAATTGGGCCCGAATATGCTTGTGAATACGATTTTCGTAATAATCAAGCATTTCGCGCATCCCAATTTTCTTATCACCAAATGGATAATGTTCGAGTGCGAGTTGTTTTCCATTTCCCACTGGAGCTGGCAACCATTCCAGGATTTCGAAATCCCAAAAATCTGGAAGTTGTTCGCTGCCATCTATTGGTGGGTGAGCATCTTGCCAAGCCTTGGCAAGAGCGCCATCCAAGGCGTCAATTTTTCTACCATTTGTGTCTGTCTGCCGAAAGGCTTCTTTCACAGATGGTGTGGCAACAAAGTTGAATCGACGCTGAACAGCTGAGGGATGAGCAAAATAATCAAAAACCGATAGATTCTTAACATTGGTGTTTGCAATAACCAATTTAGCAAGTACTGGTACTTTACCTTTCTTTTCAAGCTCGGCTTGATTCGAGAGATAAGGTGCGCAGTTGATAAGCTGAATGGCATCAATGATCGATAGATCGCCATTAGTACATTTGGATGGTTCAAGACAAGCCAAATCATCGAGAACGATCATCCATTTTGCACTGGTGTATCCACTCATATACTGATCAAAGCTGGATCTATAGTATATGATCGAAGGATCATAGTCGAGACCCATGACTCTGGCATAGTGTTTGCCTAAGACTTCGGTAATGGTAGACTTACCAATAGAAGAATTTCCAAAGACTAAAACAGCGAAAGGCATTTCACGCGTCTTAGACACGTTCTGCTCAATCATCTGATCATGACGCAAGATCTTCAAATCTGAAAGTAGATTTGACATTATCTTTCGTTCATTATTAGTCTTAGCAAACTTCACCAAGGCTTCTCCTCTATTGATGCATTCTTCCAGTAATTTGAAATAATCTGCATCTTTGAAACCGCTCAATTCGGAACCGATTTTCATACGGCTCATGAGTTTTACTTCATCAACCTTGGCGAACCAGTCCAAATAAGTGGAACTAGAATGGAAAAGTGGAACAAGAGATCCAGAATCATAGCAAATCTTTGCTTTTGATAGGACAAATTCAATCACATCTAAGATAGCATAAGCAAACGATGTGATTTTCTTCTTCTCTTTCTCTACTCGGAACTCTGCGTAAACAACTTCCGCAAATTCCTCATGTAACCCCCACTTCTCTAGTAGGGAGAATGCCATACAATATGACGCTACAGCACGAAGTTTCGTAGCCAATGAAGATTCATTGGCACGATCCCAGTTATCAAGTGCCTCTCGTAGAGCACTACTTTGAAATTCGGGTTCCTCGGCTGGAAATAAATTTTGAACGAGATTTTCGACAAATTTTTGACCTTTTCTCAAGACACTACCATTGGAAGTATACACAAGATAACTTCCAATGTGCTTGAGGCGTTCAACATTGTCTCTTGCTGTTAAGAGTGTAAAGCTCAAATACATAAGTTTTTCCACCCTTTCCAGCATGTCCAGTTTTAATGGGTCGGTTGTAATAATTTTAAACTGGTTCATAACTTCTGCGATCTGATCAGAGACTCGGCTCTGAAACTCGACCCCAGGAATAGCGGTAAGCAACTCTTTTTTGAGTGCTTGAGTGTAACGCCGTTTGGCGAGCAATTTGAAGCGTAATTTCACCATTGTTGGTGGTGCAATATACTCCTTTTGTTTTTGTGTTTTATTATCCATGTATTTATCAAAAGCAGATATCAGTTCGATGTAATTTTTATAGTTATTATGTAAATTAAATGCAATTAGTTTTAAGGCGCGATTCTTTTTATGTGTTGTTATATTTGCGCGCTCGAAATATTCTGGTAAAATGCTGCTGTTAATGCCACCAAATTCCTTACGATTGAACCCATTGTTAGTCATAATAATCATGATTTAAAAGTTGGTTTTGGATTGTAAGTTGGTATAAAAGTGGGATAATAACTTCTTCTCTTTAACGTTTCTGTTTCATTGCAAGATATACTAGTAGGATGTGGCATGGATCCAAACTAGCCGATAGAGCCCATACAGGCACAACCGTCTCTTTTCACATATGTCCATCATAGAACGGATAGCGATCTTTCTAGCGGAGCGTCTTCCCATCACTGGGGTATTTGGTCCTCCTTGATCTGTCGGAACTAGGACAAAAATGTTATTCGGATAATGTTGTGGGCTGCGTCTCTAACTTTCGTACTCAGGGTGAGGTACTGAGCCTTTCAGGTCACAGGAATCAGGAGCTACAAACAAAGACATTCAAACGGGGCTAAGGCAATCCCCTACCTTCTTTGTTTTTCCATTTAAGGTAGTCTCTCCTCTTGATAACCATATATCGAAGAGAACAGATTTGTTATTGATAGGAATATCCTAAATTTAGTTCTTACCTGTGAGAACTAACAATCAACTATATGGTTGTAACGTACCAAGGGCAATGACCTTGGATTCCTTGCCAGTGTGCATAAGCAGTGTCTGGATTTCGGGCCGATTCAACAAGTTGAGGTTAATGATTTCCAACTGGGTGGTTAAATCACGGGGTTGTTGCTTAGGGACATCATGTAAATCCCTTAGCGGACCTTTCGGTATTCGTAGTGATGTTAAATTACCACTATATAAGCTATAGCATGACTATATCTGACCTCATAGAGGATCTAATTGCTAATTAGATACATTCAGAAATTGAAGTGTGGGTCTATACCTATGGTAGGTATTAAAGGAGACCAATCCTATCTACGACAGCAGGATGCTGCGTAGTGTTGATGCGAATGACATCATGTAAATCATTCACGGTACCTTTCGGTATCAATAAGTTATAGTAAAATCATATTGGATCTGATAGTCCAATTCAACTGGGGTATCCCATGTTTGCCATATTTCAGTTGCATTGATGATTTTAAAATTCCTTAAGGACTACTACGGCATGACCGTATTGAACCTGAGAACAGGGCTGCACTGTAGTATGCAGCAACTCCAAAGTATGCGCCAAATTGCTAAGAAAAATCTTACAATTATAAGCCTGAAGCTCTAGCTACTGTATTTGTATGAAGAACGCTAGAAGGTGACCATTACGTTTGCCTTCTAGTTTCCAAGAACTAAATATCAATAACAGTCGACATGACTCACAATTGCAGGGTAATCCCCT